CGTCCGCTGCGTTGGTTACGGACGCCAGCCCTGCGATCGTCGTCACGATCCCCGTGATGGTTGTGGCGGCCGCCTCGATGGGGCCGGTGTTCTCGGCGCGACAGGGGACCGCGACGGTGCCGCCGCCCCCGATTGTGGCCTCTGCGGTGCTGATCCATTTGACGCCGTTCGGGATGCGGAAGATCGAGCCCGCTGGGATCACGGTCGCGGGGGTGCCGGTCGCAGTAAGGGTGACGGTCGAATACGAGGCAGGCAGGCGGATGACGCCAGCGTAGGCACACACCGCATCTTGCGACGCGCCTTCGGCTTCGTCTGGGTCGAGCGCTGCATAGGCTGCTGCGAGCGCCTCCCACACCGCAGCCTCTCGCTCTGCGTGGGTGTCGAGGATTTGGCCGACGATGTCGTTGGATGTCGTCTGCACCGACGGCCCAAGATCCGGATCTGCCGCAACGTCCGCGCGCACGGCCTCTCGAATGTCTGCTAGGCGAGGGACCGTAAGCCCTGCGCTGGTCATGGCACTGGTCATATCGTACCCTCGACGGTGGTGGAGTTTTCGGTCTGTACTCGGAAGCTAATGGTGAGGCGACGCGCGGCCTTATCAAACACGGGATCAAGCCGCAGCACCTTGCGGACCCCCGGCACTTTTTTGACCTGCGCCACGATCAACCCCCGGATCAAAACCATGTCCGGATTCTTGACGAGGATGCTGCGGCGGTAGGGCAAACCCAGCCCGGTGTCATACGTCCACTCGCCTGTCTCAGTGCGGAGACGGATCTCGATCCGCTGCTTGATGAGCGCGTCGCCGGTTGCCCACGACAGCCGCCCCTCGGAATCAAAGGCGAGGTCGTGGGTGATGGGGTCGAGCAAGATGTCGCGGGGTAGCGTGGTCATTCTGCTTTGACCTTTCCGAACGCGGCGCTGGCCGCCGCAGGGGAGGGGACGATAGGAGGCGAGGATGGGGCAGCGGGGGCAGCGCAGGTGTGCGTGTGGGTGTCGAGCCAGGTCTTGAGGGTGGACATGATGTTGGCGACGAGTACTGCATCGGCGACCGCGTGCGAGGCCGCGGCGCTGCCCAGCTTGACGAGGGGGCTCGTGATCGTGACCTCGCCTGCTGCGTTGATGAGAACTCGCGTCGCGGGCCCTGGCGTGTGCGCCTGTGGCTTGGTCAATCGCGTCGGCAAAAAAACCGCGTCGGATAAATTGCCCCGCCTCTTGCTGGTGGGTGCCGCGCTCTTGTCGCCTCCCTCTTGCCATTGGTCCATGCAGAGCGAGGACGCCAGCAAAAGCCCCGTGTCCCCGGCCACCAACTCCAGCACGATGTCTGCTCCCGCCGTGCCGATAAACAGCACGCGCACGTCTGGGACGGGCGGCATGTCGTAAGACTCGCCATCCCCTGCGACCTGCCGCACTGCGGGCTTGATGACGGCGACGCCCTTGTCGCCGTCATAGGACTCAACCGTTGCGGGGACGACGGCGTAAAAATTGGCCAACCCCTGGCGCACGCCAAGCTCGATCAATTCGGAGAGGCTCGCGGTGTCGCCCTTGAACTCGTCTGATTTGTATGGCGGGTCGCTCATTCTCTGGCCTTCCCCTTTACGTTAGAGACCCAGCCACCACGCGGAAACTCGCCGGCGTGCGTCACTTCGGTGATCTTGTAGTCGCCCGCGAAATCACGGGCCTCGACACGCACCAACCCCCCAGGCGCGAGCTTTGGTTGGAGTAGCGAGTCGGCGGTGACGCCGGTCTTCTCGCGCTTTGGACTGCCGATCAGTCCCGTCATTTCGTTGAGCAGCACAGCCTCGACACCTGCGCGCACAGCACTGGGGGCGAGCGCTTGGAACTCTCCATCTTGCAGCGACCAGTCAAAGCCGGTGTCGTCGCACAGCTGCGTGATCGCCTCACGCGCCCAGCCCGCGTGGTAAAAACCACCAAGCAGCGTGCGGACCGGCACGTCGGAGAGGTTGCCCTCGCCAACACCCATCGCTTTTAGGAGAGCGCGCAGGGCGTCGTGGTTTGTGGCGCCGCTTGCGAGGCTCAGGTTTGCGCGGGTCTTCGCCATCTCCAACTCGGCGTCGCCCGCCTCGATCGTGGTCGTCCGGGTTTTACCGTCCACCCATTCGCTCTTGACGCCGCCCTTCGTGACCTTCCCGCTAAAGATCAGCGCCGCGTTGCCGGGGTATCCGGCGATCAGCTGGATGACGGTGCCTTTCTCTTCGAGCAACCCGATCTGGTCTGCGGATAAATTGTGGACGGTGATGGTCGCCTTGTTCGACGAGCGTTTGGCGGTCTTGGAAACGCTGAACGACAGGTCATATCCAACCGTGTAACCGGTGTCTGGATCGACGCCCCCGCGCAGGCTCACGCCCTCTTGCCCAGGCAAACCAAAGCGCAGCTCGTATTCGCGACCAAATAAAACTGCGCCCATTACGGCACCTCCTCAATCTGCACTGCGGTGTCTGCGCTGGTGAAGACGGCGTTCTTTAATTGGTCGGCAACCCCTGCGTACAAAAGCAGGTGATCTGCGCCGAGAGACAGGAGCGTCGGGTCGGTCGAGGGGCCCACCAAAAAGAAATCCCCCGGTGGCCTTCGCGTATCTTGGCACCGCCAGAGCAGAGGCAGCCCTTCGTTGATGCGTTTCTCTTCGCGGATTGCGGAGCGGGCCGCGTCGTACAAGGAGAAGCGCCACACAGCAGCGCGAGAGAACCACCGCAAGCGGATGCCATAGGTGACGCCCTCGATGATGCAGCGGTAGCCGTAGGCGGGGTTTCCGATGGGGGTCCGCAGTCTGAGCACTGGCATCAGGCACCTCCCCCGAGCACTTGATTTACTCCCGTCTTGTCGAACGTCTTGTACAAGAGCGACTCCTCTTGCGTGGGCGGCGCAGGCGGCGCGCTCGTGGCGTCGGTTGCGCTCTGCGACCCCTGGCTACTTGTGGCCGTGGCGTCTGCGGCCATTTCTTTTTTGACCGGCAGCGGCGGCAAGAGCGTTGTGCCAGCGGTCACGATTTGGATCTTGCGAAAACTCATCGACACCTTCACGCTCTGGCCGTCCTCGACGCCGCGCGTGATCTCTAAATTGTCGATGTAATAATCTTCGTACGCCGCCAACCCCGTCACGATCAGGCAACGCGCACGGTCAGCGCGCATTTGCCAGAGCGTCTCGATGGCGGTCTCCATGTGCGCGGGGTCCAGGTTGTCGCGCTCGGTCGTCATCCAAATGGGGGTGCGCGTCAGCATCCCCGTCAGCGTGAGCGTGGGCGGCTCAACGACCGCGTGGTCTGTGATCTTCGCGCCGCTGTCGATGGGGTGCTCGGACCAATCAACCCCGCCCGATAACCCTTCGGAGAGGGTCGCGTCGAAATTAAGCCCCCGAATAAACTCCCCGCCGTCGGGCAGGTAATTCTCGATGGTCGCGCCGAGGTATCGCATCGCGGCCAGTAGCGTGTCTGCCATCACTCACCCCCTGTAGACATGTCGCGGGCCGCGTCTTTTAATAGCGCTTGGCCGGTGCCTTCCTTGACGGCGGACGATAGCTGTCCCGGTCCCATGTTGGTGGATCCCGCAACTTGGACCTGGATCGTGCCGATGTTGGTTTGTTTATTTAGCCCCGCGTTGTCCATCGCCATCTGCGAACCTGACACCTTCGCGTTGGCCTGCATCTGTAGCCCGCGCGTAAGCGACCCGATCCCACCACCGCCCCCCAGCGCGCTGGCGTCAGCCAGTTGCTTTTTGAGGTCTTCGCTTTGGTGAACGCTGTTGTCTCCGGCCAACCACTTGGCCGCGTCCACCGCCTCCATGATCCCGTCGATGATGGGCTGCAACCATCCCATCACGGTATCCCATGCGCTCTTGATTGCGCCGACGATGTTTTTAAATATCCCGCCCGCCCATTCCGCTGCGCCTGTGAACCAGTTGATGATCGGCGTGATAATGTTGTCCATTATCCAAGCGATCCAACTCGCAGCGGTCTTCACCGCCCACGTGATCCACGACACGATCTCGGTGATAAATGCGATGGCCTCCTCAATTAACCACGCGGCGAGCTCGACGATGCCGACGATCACGACGCTGACGTAGGGGAGAATCCACTCGACGAAATCGAGCACGATCCCCGCCAGCCACAGCACAACCCCCGCGATCTTGCCGAAGGCCTTCAGCGCGATCCCCGCAATCAACTGGATGGTGGGTATCAGCGCCTGGACCAGACGCACGACCGCATCCCACACCCGGCTCGCCGGGGGCTTGAGGGTTTTGAACAGTTGGATCACCGTGTTAACGATGTCCATCACGACCGGCTTTAGCGCGACGACGATCCCACGCACGGCCTCGATGACGGCCTTGATGATGTCGATAAACGGCGCGACAAACCCGCTCTCCAAGATGGCCTGCACGGTCTCGGCGATCGTGCCCAAGATCCCCATCACCGCTGGGCCAATGGACCGCAGCCCCGCCCAGATCGAAGACACGACGCCCTTGGCTGTGCGCCAAAACTTCGAGGCGATCCCACCGACGCCGCCCGACGCGGTCATGTAATCGCCCACGATCTGCGAGATGGCGCTGCCTATTTCCTGCGCCACGTCCCAAACCGCACGCCCCACCTCGATGATCTTGGCGACGATCCACGCGCCGGCGTCGGCGGCGGCCTGCGCGAACGCCACGATCTGCGTCTTGTTTTCTTTGATGAAGCGGGCGATTTTACCCAGGATGCCTGGGCCTTCCGCGAACTTGTCGATGAACGCACCGATCGCACTCTTGCCGCCGCGACTCCACACCAGAATGTCCTGGGCGAGCAGCGCGATGGTCGCCAAGATGATCGGCACGATCAGCATGATGGCGCGGATTGCGCCCAGCGCCTTGACCGCCGCGATCATCGCCTTGACCCAAGCCCAGGTCATCGCGACCAGCACGCGCATGAACGCGAAGATCTTGCTGGCGGCGATTAAGGCGAGCACGGTGCCGAGGATTTTAAATGCACCGATCAGCCGGTTGACCGCGACCTCTGCGGGGGGGAGTATCTTCCTGAACTTCGCAGTGGTAATGCCGAGCGAATTAAACTTGCCGCCCAGGTTATTGACGACCTCCGCAGATTTGCGCCCTGCATTCCACCAGTTTTCTAGCGCACTGGTCACGCGGTTGATGAGCGGGATCACGCCCTTGATGAGGCGGACCGCGATAGTGTTGGCGATGACGGCGGTTTGTGCGCGCAGGTTCTTCGTTGCGGCGTCGCCGATGGCCAGAACGTTGTCTGCGGCCTTTGCGCTGAGCGCTAATTGCCGCTGGGATTTTGCGATAAACGCTTCGCCGAACGCGGCGGTCTTTTGTTCGTTGGTGAGGTTCGCAACTTGGAGCTTATTTCGCTTGGCGTATTCCGCGTTGATGTCTTGGAGTGGGCCTACTTGTGTCCCGAGGTTGTCCGCAATCATAGCACTGTTACGTGCTACGGCGGTATAAACATCGTCGATATTTTTAGCAACACTCGT